ATAACTTCTCCCCAATTCAGTTATACTATAATGTACACTATGTTCGCGCATGTCTCTAATGAAAAAACCTTTTTCTGAATCTTTATGTACTAATCTATATAAAAGACCGGAATCTATTATTGTACCATCCCATAAACGATATTCTGGATCACCACCGTTGTGGAAGTTGATTGTCCAATTCTCAAAAAATTGTTCATAATTAATTTCACAACTATACTTAGAATGCAAAACTTCTACATCTTTCATAGCACGTGTATAAAACTTTCTTACATAATTGAAAACTGTTTGATTCATTTTACAACTCGTACATATACTTAAAAACTTCCATGATTTCTTTTAAATCAAACCAATCGTTTTTGCCTATTGGTGATATTGCTTCTGGAAAATAGTTATCCTTGACATCAAACCTTACATCAACTTTTTGTCCAACAAGACTTTCATAAGAATCAACACCAAATGATTTAATAAGTATCTTTTTGATTCTTTCACCTAAACCAATATCAACTCTTTTATTACGTTCTTTTTTCCATGCATCTAATGCAATGCCACCAAATCCCTGACATACACCACCATCATATTCTAAGGTAAGAAAGAAAGTAAGTATATCATGATCTTCTTTACCATAAAAAGTTTTTATGATTGTTCCTGTTTTGAATTTAGTCATCATCAGCCTTCCCTATAAACATTTCAAAGTTTTTCTTTGCAAATGTTTTATAGTTGTTCTCTTTGCCGGTATACATGTTCATGTATAGACCCATCAAACCATCATCCAAATCTCTTGCTTTGATAGCATACTCTTTACGTTCAAGATGTGCATTGACTTCATGATACAGTTCAACAGTAGCAATCATATGATTGTACTTAGGTTTAACTAAATCAATCATATCTGTAATAATTTTCATTGCAATTTCGTCTTCTTCAAACATTACAATGATGTCATCAATTTCTTCACCGACAATAGCTTTAAACAAATTCTTGGGTGTATTGATAGAATCCTTTGCTCTATGTCGTGCCATGTACCATTCAGTTTTAATCTTAACCATTTGACCATCATCAAGACGAAGCACATAACCTTCCATACCATTCTTAGCAGGAATTTCATGGACAAATGATTCTATATCTTCTATGAATTCTAATTCATCCATCACTGCATATTTCTTCATTACTGGTGGATACTGATCGTAAGGTACATATTCACCTGTAAAATTATTTCTGATATTTAATACAATAAGACCATCATGTTCATAACCTAATACAACACGATTATTAGGAGAAGTCCATTCGAAGTTAACCGTATATCCTTGTGAACTTAACACAAAAGATTCACCATATAATCTTTTATGTTTTTCTTGTGATAACCAATTCATAGAATCAATCGCTTGATCAGAATCTAAACTACCTTTTGTCTTAAGTTTTAATTCACCTTTATGAATATAAGATGAAATTAAACTTCCATCTTCCTTAACCATAGCATGAGTAACTTTACTGAAATCTACATTCTCAGTGAATGGATTTTCACGAAAATTCCAAAATTTCTGCATTGGGCGAGAAGTGATATCAATTACAGTACCATCACCGTGAATCTCAAACATAATACCTCTACACTCAACTGCTGAAGGTAAAAGAAAATCAGAATAAGAACACAATCTATAATTAAAAATACGATAAATTGTTCCATTCATCACAACATCTTTGAAAAAGAATGATTCTGATGTTTCAGCTAATGTCTTTAAGTCTTTGTAAATTTCAGAAAATGGTTTACGACTACCTGTTTTTTGTTCACTCACAAAAATTTCTCCATTGGTATAAATAAAGTATATGAAACAATGTTCAAAGTGTAAAGACAAAAAACCAAAAATTGAGTTCACCAAACACTCACGTTCAAAAGATGGACTAAATTGTTGGTGTAAAATGTGTTCACGTAATGCTTGTAAAAGTTATTCTAAAAACAACAAACAAAAAATATCTACTACAAGAAAATCATATTATGAATCTAATAAACAATCAATTCTACAAAAAAGAAAAGACTACCAAAATGATAATGAAACATATAAACAATATCAAGAAAAATATAGATTTAAACATAAAGAAGAAATGCAACAATATCGCATAAAAAACAAACATTATTTTGCTGCCAAATCTGCTCTGCGTAGAGTGATAAAATCATACGCAACACCATCATGGTTAACAGATGATGGTAATGAAATTATACAAAACCTGTATGAACGTTGTGCTTGTCTATCAGAATCTACAGGTATACATCATAATGTTGATCATATAATTCCACTTCAAAGTGAATTAGTATGTGGATTACATGTTCCTTCTAATCTAAGAATCATTACTAAATTAGAAAACCTAAGCAAAGGTAATAAATTCATTATTGAATAATAATCACTCATACATCACCCCAAGTAAAAATGGAACATCCTTGTTCCTTACCTAACTTACTCTGTTAATCTGCATCAGTCATGAACAGGACTTCGCAGTTGTTCAATTTAAGATCTTGATTACCCGAAGATGTAACAATAACAATACATGGTACATCTTCAACTTCGTTATCAAGTGCTTCTTCTGGAATGTAACCATCAGTGATAATGATACATACTGCTGGTGGTTCTTCTTTCTCGTTAGCGTATTCAAGCATTGGTGACATTTCTGTACCACCACCACCAACTAAGTCGGTATTGATTGATTGGAAGTCATCACCTTCTTCTGAATTGTATTCACCTATCAAGTGAGCGTGTGTATCACATGAGATAAGATCAACATTCCAGTTATCAAACTCATCACAGATACTATACAGTTCTGATAATCCTTCTGCTAAGTCTGTATTGGACATTGAACCGGATGTATCAACACCAAATACCAAATCAATATTATCACCTGTCATAGTAGGAAAGATAATACCAGTATGATAACTTTTACGTGATGGACGATTGTACGTGTAACGATTCTTTGAAGTTTGTACAATGAATTCACGTAACACTGATTGCCAAGGAATCTTACTTTCAAGTAAGTCTTCAAATTGACGAATTAAGTCAGCATAACCTTCACCCATGTTCTTCAATTTGTCCATGTCGTGTTGACCCAAAGAAGATGCAATCTTCTGACGATTCTCAGTACGTTGAGCTTCTGACATAGGCACTCTGCCTAATTCGTCATAAGGTTGTTGACCACCTTCTTCACCATCACCAGCTTGACCAAATTGACCTGCTGCTTTTTCTGGATCATTATCATTTTCTTCAAGAAGAATTTGATAGATTTGATCAGCACTCATACTTTTGTATTTTGTATCATACAAACCGATTTTTGGCATTTTAACACGTGACTCTTTTAACTCAGTTAAGTATGAGTTAATACAATAGTCAGTTGCAACATTCCACAATTTAGGATTGTAGTTGTTGTCTGTTTGGCGGCCAATATGTTCAAGAAAGATGTGAAGCATTTCATGTGCAACAACGAATGCTCTTTCTTTTCTGGTCATACCATTTAGAAATTCTTCATTAACATAAATTTTGTTTCCACCAATAGTCGTAGCTGCCATTGTTGGGATCTGATTGGTAAAAAAGTAATCAGTAGACATAATCAAGAAACCAAAGAATGGAAAAATTCTTACTAAATCCACACGTGTAGTTACCAGATTTTCTTTACTTTTTTCGGACACTACATCCAATACTGATGGTAAAGTACCTTTTAAATCGTCTGACATTTTATTTCTCCTAAGTTTTCAATTGAAGATTATACATTATCCACCAGATTTGTCCAGTGGATAATGTGATTAATTTTAATCTTCGATATCACCTTGTTTGATGTACTTAGAAACTTTCTTGAAAGTAGTCATAGTATTCATAAGGATACTGGTAATAGCTTTATCAGCATTCTCATTCTTACGACTTTCAAATACACCCTTAACCGTTTTATAAGCCATGATTAAGAAATCATCATCAAGTTGAACCATGATTTTTTCAAGATTTTTAACTTTCTTTTTGTCCAACGCATTTTCAACAAGATTCTGAATCAGACTTGAAGTTAATGCGAAGCAGATACCACGATCAGTAGGTACTTTATAAGTTTCTTCACCTGACATAATTTTCTGGAAGTTAGGTAAAGAACCATAGTACTTACGAAAACTCATGAACTCAGACGCAACACCATCACCCACACAACCACCTAACACGTGAGCAAGGTCATCTACATTATATCCAATGCTAAGAAGGTTACTTACTTGTTCCCATGAACGTGGTGTAGCAAAAGCAACATCATTCTTCTTAGGATCAAATTGATATAGTTTAGATGAATCGAAATTCAAGAAACCAATGATTTCTGAATTCAAACCAACATCCATAGCATAGATAGTGAAGTCATTTAGATTTGCTTCAATATCAAGATGGAATGCATAACGATTAGCTAATGCTGGTGCAACACCTTTAGCACCTGTCTTATCAGTTTTCTTGTTACCTGCTGATACGATAGCCCAACCATCACCTAACTCACAACCACGATGAATCTCACGGTCTAACACGATACGATATGCAGCATGTTGTACTGGAATTGGTGCGTTACTCATTTCATCAAAAAACAAAACACCGTTCTTAGGGAACATACCATTTTTAATACGTTCTTTAGAAGGAAACCAATCTGGTACAGATGTTTTCATTGTTTCGTGTGCATCATCGTCAGAACGACTTACGTAAGGGATACCAGCAACGTCAGCTTGCTCTAATTGTGCAAGACGAACATCAACGAATCCAATATCAAGTTCTTTAGTCACTTGACGAATTACTGCTGATTTACCAATACCCGGCGAACTATGTAGGTATATAGGCATGTATCGGCCTGTTTTCATTGCGTGTTCAATTGCTTTAATCGTATACTGTTTTGCAGCATTGATAGTAGTAGTAGGCATTTTAATACTCCTAGATTTATTAAGTTTTTAGTTAAGTAGGATTTATCCAATCCATGTAAGTAATTATATATAGATTGAAAACATTGTCAAGTTTCTAAGTTGTTGTTTCTATTGGCTTTTTGAAAATAGATTGAAAAATTTAAAGAATTTTACGCTCTGTCATGTAATTCTCTAAAATTTCTAACACATCTGTTATAGATTTTACCACTGATTGAGAACCTGCTGCTGAATTTATCTTAGTTACTAATGTATCTTGTAACTTGATAAGTTCTTTATCAGACAAGTCTTTCCAGATGTTAATGTATTCGCTTCTTAAAAGATAATTCATAATTTAAAAAAAAGATGGGGATCTAATGATCCCCAAACTTCTCCAATCGCTTTACTCTTTATTCTTATCTTTATTTTTCAAACGATCTAGTAAACTACTAGCTGAAGATTTTTTAGGTGTTGAATCATCATCTTTATTATCATCTTCACCACTATCACTGTCATCATCATTACTGCTACGTGATGATGTTGAGCGTCTTGATGCTTTATTATCAAGGGCAATAGTTTTGTCTAACCATTCATCCATGTCTGCTGTGGTAGTAGCAGTAGGAGTTTCATCAAACAAATTATAAAGTTTAAGTTCACCACTTTCGAATGCTTCAAAAATTTCATCACCTAATGGTTCTTCTTTTTTAGCAAAGAAAGATTTGTCATATGCTGCTTGACCACCAGAGTTTTTAGTTTTCTTAATAATGAAATCAGTATCCATAATATCACCAACTTGATCTTCGATTACTGCTTCTTTCAAAATTTCATAAACTTTGAAAGGAAGGTTAATCAATTTAATTGGATTACCATCTTCACTTTCATTCACTTCGAATGGTGAATCAATAACGATGCACTGTGCAAGAAATTTGTTATTACTTCTCCAACGTGCTGCTTCATCTTTATTACCATCAGTAAAGTAACTATATGAATGTTGACATACAGGACAATCTTCACCAGAAGATGCGTATGAACAATTAATGTTATTAGCTCCACGAAGTTTTAGACCACCACCATGCACTTCATACTCAGCCCAATAGTCACCAGAGTCACCACCATCAGGAAGTAAACGGATGGTTACTTTTTCGCCAAAATCAAGGTCAAAGTAATTCAGGAAACGTTTGTCACCTTTACCAGACTTTTTAGATTTCTTTTCTTCTTCATCTTTGAGGATTTTTTCTTTGAGGTTTTTGCTTTTATTTCTAAGATTCATTTGTAATATTCTCCTATCATCAGTTATCTTATTTTTATTTTATGTTAGTCTTTTTGTTAAGAAGACTTAAAAACTTATAGTACTTGTGGCATCACGATGAAAATAAGTTCGTTTACTTCAACGTAAAGTATACCTAAATCACCAATACCTAGTTCAACAGAATCATTGTTTTTAATAGCTTGACGAAGTAACTTCATCACACTATCTGTTCGCCAGTTATAAGACCATTCACCCACACAATTTTCACTTAGGATGTCTGTGAATGAGTCTGATATACCATCAAACAATTCAATAACCATTTCATTATTTATCACTGAAATAGAAATCAATTCTGAATTCATTGCCTGATTAGCTTTAATCAAATTATCAATATACTCTTTTGTTAAAGTAATTGAATTGCTAACATTATCATCAATAGTTCCAGAAGGTACATTGATTGTATCAGGGTTAGCAAATGTATATGAAACTTTTTTTCTGCTTTCTTTCAACGTAATAGACTTAACATAATCACCAACATCATTATCTACCTGTGACAGTTTGGTTTTGGTTAAATCAAATAACTTCATACGATTCAACATAACAGGTACACGACTAATACCCATCGTGGTATCTACAATATTATGATCAGTTTCTGAAATTAATACAATGGATGGTTGCTCTGAATCATCAGTACTATCAGCACCACGAATCATTACTTTGTCATCAGACTTTTCAATGATGATTTCTTTTATGCCAACAATGTTAATAGTTTCTATCACGCTGTACAATCTTTCGATGTTCATTTTGTTTTCCTTTTTATAACTTCTTAAATTCTTCTTGTATTTCTAATAATTGAAGAATCCTGTTGTAACTTTTTCTTCTGTCAACATCAACGTTATTTGTATCATCTGTAGAATATATTAATTCTTTAATACGTCTTATATCTACGTTTCCAATAATTGGATCTTCCTTATTCCATCTATCAATCCATTCCTGCCCATCATTGTATACATTTATAATGGATGATGTAATCTCATCGTTGAATTTACATCCTTCTATATATTCTGATATGTCACTCCACGAACTACCTGAGTTTAGCCTATCACATATAATGCAATCTTTAAAAACTTCATCATCAAGAAATTTACTAAACGTGTTTATATATTCAATCACCATCTTATAATGAAAAAACTTACTGATATGAGAATCATATGGTTTACTTATATACCACGAACCATTGTGTCTGTGTTGTACATTAAATTTATAACTCATTAGTAGTTAACTCATAAAACCTTTCAAGAAACTTCATCTTAGCCTCTGGTGGACTTATATATTGTAATTTGATATCTGGTACAGGATCAGTCAATACTTTGTTAATCGACCAATCTTTACCACCAGAATGCATCAATTGACCTATCTCTATTTGTAATGCTTGCATATCAGCAAGATGAACTTCATCTGGAAAAAATTCTGGTAAGTTAAATTTCTTAACAACCACGTTCATCACTTTACATTCCATCATCTTATAATTTTGTAGGAATGGTTTTATAGGACTTGCAACATCAGTTAAGTATGCCTCACTTGCATCATGAAGTAAACCATATAACTTAAATTCATCAGGACAAAGATCTGAAACCAACAACGAATGTTCTGCAATTGAATAAAATTCTTTACAGTGACCAGTATATCTAACTTGCATCCCTAATGAATGTGCTATATCACCTATACTAACTTGTTCAACTTTGGGATCAAGAAAATCAAACTTAATCCCTGAAAATGTTTCGATGTAATTATCCAATTTATTATCTACCATGATATTTCCTTTAGTATTTTAACAATGACTTTGTTAAACTGTTCTGTCTTGAAGTTCTGTCATATCCTATAGGTGTTAAAAATATATCAATCTTTTTCTGAACTGTACCCCATTGTGTTTCCCAATCAACGATAAGGTTATTGATGAAGTCTGGAAGTACTTCTACATCAACGGGTACGGCTATATATTTAAAAGAATGATGGTTCAAATACACAATTCTTACTTTATCACCTGACATTATTTTAGCATCACTTGAACCACACAAAGAGTTATAATACATGGACGCTCTTACGTGATACGGAAATCCTTTCATATTGTTTGTATCTTCATACTTTATTTCATATTTCTTCAAACTCTTAACTGATTTTGGATTACCAATTTCGAGGAACGACATAGCATGATACTCTTTTTTGAAAATGTCAATAAATATTTTTATTTCTTCATAAGTTTTTTTATCCATTAACAAATTAACAAGATCCGTTAACATACTCTGTATAATTTTAGGTGTATCCGACTTCTTAATAGCAACACCCATAATTTTCAATTTATCTACAGGCATCCCTTCCATGTCAACCAAATGCATGACGTACATCTTCTTACCCAAGAAGTATGCTTTGTCTGCTACTGCTTCACGGTCAGTCTGTATAACTGATGCACGTTCAGTATCAACGTTAAAGATGTCTTTCATGAACTGTGGAAAAGCATCATTTGCTTCTTTGCCAATCATGTCAGCAAACGCAATTACTTCATCTTTGTCAGCATCTTTGTCAAACTTACAAGAGAGATCTATATAAACAGAATCAGTATCACCTGCAATGATGTGTTTAGGTTGATAACTGCCATACGAATTTATCAATCCATTAAACGTAAATGTTTTAAAGTTGTTACTCATTTTCAACCATCTTAATATGTGTTGATTCATCCACGCAAAATTCAAAAATTATCTCAGGATCATTAGTATTATCCATCATAATTGATTGTAAGTCTGCGGGTGTTATATTATCTTTGAACTTGTTATTATGATCAAATATAAATGTTGGGTAAAATCTTTTGAAATATTTTTCTATTGTTTCTATTGTCATATAATCAATATTAAGTGTTAAATTGAATCTACCCTTACGTAATAATGCTTTATCTATTTTTTCTATATGATTAGTAGTTGCTATCAATATTCTTCCTTCAGAAGCAATAACACCATCAATTGCGTTTAACATACCAGATAACGTCATGAAAGAGAAATCCATACCTTCTTTCATTTCATTATTAAAATTTTTATCTTTTTTTCTTGTTTTGGTAACAGAATATGTATCAATGTCTTCAATCAAAACAATATTATTTGGAGGGATATTCAATAATGCATCTTCAAAACCATTATCACTTAACCCTGATAAAGATAATATGTACAGTGGTTTTTTATAATACTCACATAATCCTCTTACTAATGATGTTTTGCCTGTTCCTCCAACACCATACAGCATTATACCAGTACGATATGGTATTCCATGTTTTTCATACCATATTTTCTCTGCAAAAAATGTATCTAAATGGTTTATTAATGTCTTTTTTGTTTCTTTTGGTAAAATAACAGATTCAAATTTTCTTGGTGTTTGTGAACTAAACTCTCTCCAATAATCCTGTTCTCTTTTAAAAATTGATGTTTTTTCGTTTTCATCAACAATTGGAACAATTGCTTTCATCATATCTTTAAATTGTGTTTGAGAACGACCTATAGTGGTTAAATTTATTGATTCCTTTACTTCCTTTGTGTTAGCTGCGGCTTTTTCTTGTAATACAAGTTTGAAAATTTTTCCACCAAATATAAAATAATGAGTCCCATAACCTGCTGATATATTTATATTATATCTACCACGTTTATCATCCCATCTACCATTCTTAGCAACAAGTGTTCTGGATTTTTTACTTCTTTCAGTATTATGATACCAACTCAAAAATTCATAATATACACGATCTTCATTATTCAATGTTAATGATACTGTGGTTTGTTTTACTATCCATCCCCATAATTTTACAGGAACATTATTAAACATGAAGGTAAAAGTACCTAAAGCCCATAAACTAATTGCACCAGCTACCATTGGATTTTGTTTATTTATCCAATCATAACCATTTGCAACAACAACTTTCATAACATCTATATTAGATATGACAAAGTAACATATTGATAAAAGTGATATTACACTTATAATAATAAGTATTCTATTAGACAAAGATATGTTTTTATTTTCGTTCATTTTGATTCCAATAATGATTGTATATTTTGTGCTAGTGTATCAGCATGATTAACTAAATCAATCAAATCACTATCACGATCATTCAATTCAAGTTGTCTATGCATCTTGTTAAACACTTTACGCATATTTTCAATGATTGCACTTATATGAGTATTATTCAATTTATAATTCTCTATATACTTCTATTGTATCCATTACAGTTTGACCATGTTCTGTAGTTATGTATTTACCATCATCAAACACAATCAACCCATCTTCCATAAGAACTTTTAGATACTCTACATATTTGTGTTCTATCATAAAATCACCCCAACTCAACTTAGGATTCATTTGTATTTTATGTATAGTATTATACATCCACATATGTGAGTTATTTAATTTCATGCTGCTTCTACAATTTGATCGGCTTTCCACATCTGAAACGGCTTTCCACATCTGAAACTTTTCAATCTGTTGGCCTGTGATAGTTACACTTGCTGCTAATGAAATCGAATAGAATCTACTGTACTGGTTACTGATAGCACCATACAAACTATTCAGGTAAAGTTTCCTGATATCCTGAAGCATGTTGTAGTAATCCCCTTGTGCTTTATCACCAGCTTTATAAAACTTTTTAGATTCAGCTTTTAATTCTTTACGTTCATTAAACCATATTCCGAGTACTTCTGGAATGATACCCAATTCTTGATTGAAAATACTTCCAAATGCAGACAAGGAATAATTCATATCTCTTAACATTTCGAATACTTCAAATCCCTTCATGGAAATTTCTTCACCTGTTGGAACGAACACCATATCAATATCATCAGTACTTTGTTCCACTATCTTAATGAAGTCAAGATCATTATTAGCACATTGAAACATATGTGTTTCAGGTGAAATGTTAATTGCTCTTATCACTGAAGGATACAACGCAGTTAAATCAATACTACTACACCAACCATATGCTGCTGCAATCGTTTCAGTTACATAACCACCTTCGAAAGTTTTATTAATTTATCTTTTCTGTCAAAGTGACAGTAGTTAATAATAGTGTGTTCAAGATTCTTAATTGAACCAAACACATCTGTAAATTTTGTGGTGGCACGTGCTGTTACTTTTGCACAAAGTTCCATGAAACGTTTCTTATCATCAAGTTGTTTAAGTAATCTTGAATCATGTAATGAATATTCAAAGAATGTTTTAGGATCACTTCGATACAGATCGCCCAAGTCACCTTTGTAAGCAAGTTTCTTAGATTTCAATTCAAATTCAGCAATAGAATCTAAAGCATAAGATTCACGTTCACCAAAAGTAAACTTTTTATAGAGTTGCATGTAATCGACATGTGATCTACCCACTAATGTATAATGGATATATTTGTTACCCCAATCATCAAGTTTTTCATAAAATTTAACTCTGTGTCCTTCACCATAAATCTCAATACACCTTTCATAGATGTATCCGATATCGTACTTATCACCGTTCCATGCAGAAAGTATATCTATATCTTTTATCAATTTAAAAAAGACTTCAAGCACTTGACGTTCTGTTACACAATGATGAATAGTTAAGTTCTCACCTTCTTCACATTCAATGTGTATCGAATCATGAAGCACTACCATATGGAATTCATTCTTACGTCTGTCGTATAGTGATACTGAATTAATCTCCCCATACGGGTTCTCAGGAGTAGGATAACCAATACCATCAGCTAAATCATAATCAACTTCGATATCAAAAAAACCAACATTAATATAATTGTCTTCACTGTTCTGATAGAAATTATTAGACAGATACTTATAGACAGGACTTAAATCAGACTCGAACAGACCTGAACGTTTATCAACGTAATTGTTGTAATCTTTTCTATTATCAAATTCTTGCTTTGATAATTTATCACCAAACAGTGATACATGAGCAGGATTATTTTCATTACGTCTATAACAGTAATAAGGTGCATCTTCTTCGATTAAGTGAAGGGTGTTAGTATCATCACGATACCAACAGCGAATCATGTTATTAGTTTCTACAGCGTCAACATACATTACAAATTATATATCCTAAAAAGTTCTATCACATCGTTTGCATCATCAAGTTCATTAATCCTACTCATGATATCAACAAATCGTTCACCGTATCTTCTGGTATTACTGAAATCACCTTTGTTGAATTTATGTTTTATGAATTCAATAGTAACTTCTTCTGAGTCCCATCCATTTTCTTCAAGACCGTAACAAGAGCAATGACCGCCATAAACTTCACACAGTTTACCATTATCAATACATAAAACGTAAGCATCACCTTCATAATCTTCATAAGTATATGAAGCAAAGAGAATTTCAATACTTTCCCTTTTACTTTCGTCTACATTGAATTGATTGAAGACATCTTCAATTGATGTAAAATCATTTATGATAAGCGACATTGTTTTTGTTTACCTACGGTACATAACACGGCGTTATGTACCGTGTATGGGTCAATTTCTAAACTTGTTCTGGATCATGTGAATATATACCAAGTTCTTCTGCAAGATCAAGTAATTCAGTAACGTCTTTATTAACTTTGCTGGCATTATCATCATATGCCAATTTAGCTAACTTCTTGAATGTTGTTGGTAACATTTCAAGTTCTTCTTTTACACGATCACTGATTGCTTTTTGAAGGTCACGTTCAGCTTGCATACGGTAATGTGAATTTACCATTTCCTGAACTGCATCTTTTAATTGTTTTGTTTTCTCGGTTGGAGACATTGTATCTACTGACATCTTCTTATTTTCCTTTTATTACTGACATCTTCTTATTTTCCTTTTATTATTGTTATTAAACTTTTGACATCTTACTTGCGTACATCATATTAATTGAATTTGATACACCCGCCCAATGCCATTCATCATTAACATACTGGTCATATTCATTATTGTTCAATTCAATTTCTGTTTCGGTTGCAAGTTCAAGCATACCAATCACTCTATCATAATCTTTAATATGAGATTGTGGTGATGTTAAATCAAGATTGGTTATATATTTTTCATCGGAAGATGCTAACCGTAATGCTTCTTCTAATCGTTCACGTACTTCTTCATGAAACCCATTAACCGCTTCAACATATAAATGTTGATGTTGTGATCTGTTTTCTTTTAGGATGGTCAAGAGTTCATCCTTATTAACATTAATACTATGCATTATTATTTCCCCTTTTAAAAATGGAAGCAGAGGCAGGATTCGAACCTGCGACCTTCGGGTTATGAACCCGACAAGCTGACCAGACTGCTCTACTCTGCTGTATTACTTA